AGCTTTACTTCTTCGCAGATGAGCTTATCTAAATTATAGGCAGGGTTTACATTCCCTGCCTATTTTAGTATAATGTATAGATTAAACAAAGGAAGTATATAATGATCTTGATTGACTATTCAGGTATCTCTATTGCCCCTATTGCTATGGGTGCAGTAAAGTGGGATGATGAAAACCTTATTCGCCACATGATTTTGAACAGTATTCGCTTATATCGCAAGAAGTTTAAATCATATGGCGATGTAATTATCGTGGGAGATAACGGCGGCAACTGGCGCAAAGATGTTTATCCTGAGTATAAAGGTAAACGGAATAAAACCCGTGATGAGTCTAAAATCGACTGGGACGTTGCATTTAAAAGCATTAATCTAGTCTTAGATGAAATTCGTGATAACTTCCCATATAAAGTTATTAAACAATATGGTTGCGAAGCGGATGACACTATTGCCGAAATCGTAAAATGGACTCAAGAGTTTGGTAACTATGAGGAAGTTATGATCGTATCTGCTGATAAAGACTTCAAGCAGCTTCATAAATATGGAAACGTGTCGCAGTATTCGACTATTACTAAAAAGCTGGTAAAGGTTGAAAACCCACAACTAGAACTTATGGAGCATATCCTTAAGGGCGATCAAGGTGACGGTGTGCCTAACGTTCTTTCTGATGATAGAGTATTTGTTGAAGAACGACGTCAAAACGTCCTATCAGCCAAGAAAAAAGCAGCTCTTATGGAAGACCCTAAATCTTTGGGTGAAGAAGTCTATCGCAATTATCTTAGAAATAAAAAGATGATTGATTTAACAGAAGACTCGGCATGTCCTGAGTCTGTAAAACAAGAAATCATAAATAGTTTTGTAAGCCAAGATCCGTCTGGCAATAGTAAAAAAGTTATGAATTATTTAATTATGAAGCGTTGTAGGCTTCTATTGGAATGTGTGGGAGACTTTATTTAATGGCACTAATGGTATATGAAGTTTTGGAAAAATTTGCCAAAGCTGAAACACGTAATGAAAAGATTAAAATTCTACAGGATAATAATAGTCAAGCTCTGCGTGACATTATTCAAGGTTCGTTGGATCCTCGTATCGTATGGTTGTTGCCTAAGGGCGATGTTCCATATACTGCGTGTGACCCACATAACGCGCCGACGACCCTACTAAAAAAACATAAAGACTTCTTATATTGTGCTAAAGGTGGCAAGGGCGATAATATGCCTTCCGTCAAGCGTGAAAAGATTTTCCTTGGGATTGTTGAGTCCATCCATCCTAAGGACGCAGAATTGGTGTGCAAAATGATTAACAAAAAGCCGCCAGTAAAAGGTCTAACTGTAAAACTAGCACAGGAGGCATTCCCTGGCTTGTTATAGTTTAGACGTTAATTTTAAACCTTAATCAGAAGTGTGTTCGTTTATGCGATCACACTTTTTTTATTTGGAGACAAACTTATGGTTTCAGCAACAATCGACCGCTTAAAGAAAGATTCACGAAATCTCGGATGGGCCGCGGCAAGATATAGAAAACAAGGAAGAACAGATAGAATGTATAAAGTATTAAACAAAAAAGCTTATCTAGACGACCAAATTGCTGAAATAGAAGAAACGCTCCTAGTACTAGTATCTGCATAGTTATACAATAGCCTCGGTTGCAAAAATAAATGCAATCGGGGCTATTTTTTTATGTACAGCACCGATATTGTAGTGTAGAAATTATATAACATAAGGAGATACACAATGACAAACATCACATTCACTCAAACAATCGCCAACCAAATTCCTCAAGGCCTTGACCGCTACGATCAAATCTTCGCAGCTAAGGAACTGATCCTTAAAACCGATTCTCATATCCTAGCTACATGCAGAGAGACTCTAGAAGAAATTGAAGAAATTATCTTACAAAGGGATGTATTACAAAAATAAGGGTGTACAAACCCTTCAAACTCTGTATAATAAAGTTAACAACTTTAAGGTGGGACAGTATACCATGAATATTTTCATACTTGACAAAAATCCAGTTAAAGCAGCACAGCTTCAGTGCGATAAACATGTGGTTAAAATGGTATTAGAGTCAGCACAAATGCTCTCTACAGTACATCGTGTGTTAGATGGTAAGCTTACTAAGATTCCCTCTAAGTCTGGTAAGACTATGGTTAAGCATTGGAAATTGGACCATCACGATGATATTATCTATAAGGCTGTACACGTAGGCCATCCGTGCACTGTTTGGTCTATGGAATCCAATAACAACTACAATTGGCACTACGTACACTTTGTAGCTCTGCATGACGAGTTTATGTATCGTTATGGTAAGACGCACAAATCGTTCGACGATCTTGGCGAAATCCTTAAGTCACCTCCTCGTAACATCCCAGTCGGTCCGCTTACACCATTTAAGCTTGCAATGGGTGCAGCACCAGAGTGCATCAATCCCCATGATCCAGTTGGTTCCTATCGTGCATTCTATCAAACCAAGCAAGATCGCTTCTCTATGGATTGGACTAAGCGGGATATTCCAGAATGGTTTGAAAAAAAGTGTGCATAGGGGTTTACATTTAATTTGAAATAGTGTAGTATAGTTATATCAACAAGGAGATATCTTATGCATACCTACTCTGAAGAACTCTTCTCGGACTTCCACAAAGACACCTACGGTTTCCGTCCTCGTGCACATGAATTCTACGATGCCACCCCCGAGCGTAAGCAGGAAATCTGGGATGCTATGGGTGTGGATTTCGACATCGAGCAAGAGCGTGAGCGTTTTCAGAAGACGGAAGACCTTGCTGCTTTCTACCGTGAGATTGAAATGCACATTGCCTTTGGCGCAAAGGATCGGGTTGATGCTCTTCGCTGGATGACTCAGGGTGAAAAGTTCTACCATCAACAGGATGTTGAGCATTGGGTTTGGAATCAAGGGATCCTTTTCACCGATGAAGGTCGTGCTCTTGTGAAAGAGCTTATGGGAATCGTTAAATTTGAGGAGTGGAACTAATGTGGGCAATTGAAGCACGTAACTTTGGTCCTGATGCAGACTATTTCTATCTTTCTGGTTTGGCCGAAGCAGAGTCTAAGAAAATGCACAAAAACTTTGCTAACTCTGGTGAATGGGCTATGGTTCGTTCATGGGATAAACGAGCAGAGTGGGAGCAGGAAAAAGCCAACGAACGTATTCGCAACTGGAAGAAAAATGTTTCTTGACTTTTGTGGATACAAACTCTCTAAGCTACAAGAGGATATGATCCAAAGCGCTGCTAGTCACGCTCTGAATTTACTTGTATCGAAGCGTATGAAAAATACACTTGAGATTACCATTACAATCGAAAAGAATCTGCTACATGAGCGTAACATTTGGGGTGACATGGATGTTGATGATGATGATCGTTCTCCTAAACTCTTCGAGATCCGTCTCAACTATTCCGGTGTACGCTCGTTCAAACAACTGATAAGAACACTTGGTCATGAACTTGTTCACGTTAGCCAGTTTGCTACTCGTCGTTTGCGCAACTTATCCGGCCCATGTAGAGTGGGATTTCTTACTGAACACTACAACACTATAGAAACAGAATATTATTCCAGACCATGGGAAATAGAAGCACATGAACTCGAAGAAGAAATCTACAACTACATCCTCGAAAAAGACCCGAAAATCGAAGACTACATCAAATCTAAGAATTGCCGGGGATGGGCAATCTCTGTTCGCAGCGGTAACATATGACATATTAGAAGAAATACAGTTTGGGAAAGAGGGTACACATTTACGATTAGTGGAGTCCCATATCGGTAAAAAAAGATATATACAATGTTGGTCCACTTTATCCAACCAATGGAACAATATGTATTTGTATAACGTGAATGAACAATGGGCGAAATGGAAACATACACATGCCAGTATACACTCTCGAAGATCTAAAAACGAAACAGAGACACGATGTAACGTGCAGCTGGGACGAACTACAGACAATGCTAAACGAACAACCAGATGTAAAGCAAGTGCTGTCAGCCCCAAAGATAGTAAGCAGCCGAATGGGAAACAACGATCTAAAAGTACCGGACGGATTCAAGGATCTGCTAAAAAATAAAGTTAAAAAAGGCTCAGGAAAGGGCAACACCATTAATGTCTAGATCATATTCTTCTAATGCTATTCGCATAGAGCATCTTCCATCATTTAACCCTTTAACTGAAAATCAGAAAAAAGCATATGATGATTGGAAAGATAATAAAAGCCATCTAGTACTTTCTGGTTCTGCCGGTACTGGTAAAACATACATGGGCATTCGCTTTGCTATGGAAGCCGTTCTCGATAAAGAAAGCCCATATGAGCAACTTGTAATCGTACGCTCAATTGTGCCATCACGTAATATCGGTTTCTTGCCTGGAATGGAAGAAAAACTTGATCCATACAAGAAGCCATACCAACAACTCCTGACTGAGATTTTTAATAACAAAGAAGCGTGGTCTAAGCTTGAAGCAACTGGTCGTGTTGTATTTGAACCTACATCATTCTTACGTGGTACATCATATCATAATGCAATTATCCTTGTTGATGAGATGCAGAACCTAAACTTCCATGAACTTGACACTGTAGCCACTCGTGTGGGTTATAATTGCCGTATGATTATGTCTGGGGATTACTATCAGTCAGACTTTGATAAAGAAGATGAGAAGAATGGTATTCTTACATTTATGCGTATTGTAGAAGACATGGCTAAATTTGAGATTACCGAATTTACATGGAAAGATATTGTCCGTTCAGACTTTGTTCGTGATTATATTATGACAAAGGAAATGTTAGGTATTAAATGAGCCAGTTTGATCCAACTCGTCCTGGTTACTTGACCACTATTGATAAAGGTGTTGCTGACAAAATTTATCAATACTATTTGTCTAAAAAAGATGATGAAGAATTTGTCCATCAGTGTGCTTCTCATAGTCTAATAGATACGGCAATAAATCCTAAGTGGCAATCCGACTTATCTAATGAAATGGAATATCTTAAAAATTATACGTATCCATTCGGCGGAGATGTGTATTGCCATTGGTTAAAGGTATATAATGAAAATCAACATCATCTAGGAGGTTTTCTAGGATTGCATCAAGATTATGGCGAATTTCCCGAGTTAAAAAATCAGGGAAAAATGATGATAACAAATTCCATATTATTACATCAAAGTGATGATTTAGAAGGTGGTGAGCTGATCTTTGCTGGTGATTCATTTGATAACACTAAAGACAAAATTAAAGCGCCAGATAGACCTTATAATACTCAACACATAATGCACCGAATGGAAATTGATAAACAAAAAAATGTTGGAGACGTTATGTGGTGGCATGGTTATACCGTTCATGGGGTATCCAGAATAAAAAAGGGTAATAGAGTTACCTTTATGATTATTAAAACAACCGATATCAATGATAGATATTTTAAGAAAGAAAGAAATGGCTAAGTATACGCGTTTTGACCCTCGTAATAGAAAATATGGTCGTAACAAAGATCGATCTTTGAAAAAAGATTTTAGGATTCGCGAAGCTGAAGATAATAAAGCTAACAAATATTACGGTAAGAAAATAGAATGGGTGAATGTTGATGAGACCGAAGATCAGAGTACTTAGATATATCCGAAGAGTCTTGATTGCTACATCAATTTTAGTTAATGTTGTTTTAGGAGGTCATTCTAACCAAACGTTCTCGGCACGTAACCACGACCGGAAGAAAAATAACAAATATAATTTAGTGTGGTTAATTGATTTCTTGATATTCTGGGACGCCGATCATTGCATGATGAGTTGGCTATACTGGAAAACTCGAAAAGATATCCGAAAAGGCGGGGCAAGGTATTTACAAAACAAAGCTAACGTGATAAAATAACTTCATAATTGATAGGATATAATATGCGAATTTTGACTGATGTAGATGGCGTGCTCTTGAACTGGGAATACGCCTTTAATGTATGGATGAAAAGCCACGGCTATGAAGAAGATCTTTCTTTGGTCTCCAGTGAATATGATATGGGCATTCGCTATGGAATTTCATCCAAAAAGAAACGTAAGCTAATTAAAATGTTTAACGAGTCTGCTGCAATTGGTTTTCTTCCTCCATTGCGCGATGCTATTCATTATGTTCGTAAGCTACACGAAGAACATGGCTATGTGTTTCACGTGATCACTTCCCTTTCACTTGATCGTAATGCACAAATGCTTCGTGAGCAAAATCTAAAGAAATTGTTTGGGGAAACCGTATTTGAAAAGTTTGTTTATTGTGATACAGGAGCGGATAAAGATGAAGCTCTTGTGCCATATATTAACTCATTCGATGTTTGGATCGAAGACAAAATTGAGAATGCCGAACTCGGGCTTGATTATAATTTAGATTCTATCCTTATTGAACATGGGCATAATATGCACTATGATGGTGTTCCACTCATGAGGAACTGGAAAGAAGTTTATGAATATGTCACAGGAGAATAACTATGAGTGTATTTGAAATTCTAAATCTTCGTAGTCAATGGGAAGAATTGGCACGGAATCTAAATACTGATATAGATAGTTCTATCTCGGGCCTTAAAACATTTGTTGAGCATAGCTATAAGAGTAACCGATTTAAAGAAGGTTGGGCTGAAGCTATGGAAATTGCTGAAACTATTATAAAGGAATGCGCGAAGTGAAGCCATTTAAATATGAATACGAAAATAGACTATATGAAGTAAATTATGATCACTCTGCTGAGAAGCAAAGGTTGAACGATTTCTTTGATGAGAGAATTGATAATGATTATTACTCAGACGTCAATGGTGGAACTGTTGAGCTTAGAACATATCATGTCGATTATGGTATCCCTAAGCAATACCAAGATTGGATGTTTTTAGCAAATTATACTTCTGACCTATTGAAATCTATGGGGTCTAAAGTGGACATAATGGAATTTAAACATACACTTAAATTTGATTTTATTAGAATGCCTGCGCATGATATCCTTCCTCCGCATACAGCATCATTTGTTAGAGCATGTTGCTCTATTAATGTGCCAATGAGGGGTCGCTGTAAAATTGATATTTACGAAGATAATAAAGAAAACCCCCATACATATGGAGATAAGCTGGATCGCCATGAGTATACAAGTCCAATCCTATTAAACGTAAATCAATTTCATGGTGTTCATAACGATGAACCTGAGGAACGTATGGTTCTTAAAATTCATATGATGACTTTGCCTTACGACCGCATGGTAAAAAGCTTTTATGAACCAGTCAAATGCTTTGATTGGGAAGTTCCTTGGAGCTATAATCGCGGAACAAAACAAAGAATTTAATATGAAAAGGTTAATTTATCAAGTATATCTTGGAAAGAAATCTAAACTATACGATCACTGTGTTGAAAGTGTAGCAAAGTACGCAAAAAGAATCGGCGCTGAACATGTTGTTCAGCGCACGCCGCTTCTTATGATCGCTCCGGATCCATTTACATCAAACCGTAGTAAAGAGTCATATCAAAAGCACGGTGGGTTTCTTCCAATTTATGAGAAAGAGAATGCGTTTGCGTATTTTAAGTCTTATGATCAAATCGCTATTATTGACGCTGATATTTACATTCGGGATACTGCTCCTGATATCTTTGACGATGTTGATCAAAAGTATGATTTTGGTGCTGTGCTTGAGCGCGATATGCCTATGACCAATCAATATGAAGCAAAGATTAAAAACTATTCTAAGATGCAATATGGAATGAATCCAATCCGACAGTTGTTTGATTGGAACGGTAATTCTGGAGCTAACTTCTATAATATGGGTATGATGGTTATGAACAAATCATTTGCTACTCATTTAAAGGGTCAGACTCCTATGCAATTCCTACGTAGACCTGAGTTTAAGGCGTTTATCGATGGCGTTGGAGCATGGAAGTGGTCTACTGACCAAACTTTGCTTAATGTGTTTGTTAAAGAAAATAAAGTCAAATGTAAAGATATGGATTGGAAGTGGAATGGACTTTATACCGCAAATCCATTTATTAACGAGTGCCATTTTGTACACTTCTTCTTGAAAGATAAGCTTCCAAACCGCGGTGAAATTGTAGAAGATCTTATGAAGAATGTCTAGAACACTTTTTATACATATTCCAAAGAATGCCGGAACAAGCATATCTGCTTCTATGGTATGCTTTCCAGTATCTAAAAAATATATGACAAATAAAATGGCATCGGCTGAAGATATGTCTCCGATGAAGCCGATGCCTATAATGCACAAGCATATCCCATATAATTACTTAGATATTACTAAAATTAATCGATTCGATAATACATTTGCCGTTGTTAGGAATCCTTGGGCTAGAATGGTTTCTTTATACCATTATGCAGATAAAATATCTGATGCAGTAGCCGGAACTCCTTATTATCAACCACAAATAAGTTTTAATGAATTTATCGATAGGATGGACTCTTTTAGAATGAGCTCAACCTATTATTGGAATCATCCTTATGACCAATGGGGTGCTCAGC